GGAAGGAATTCCGTCGATAGACATAATATAGCGATTCGCAGTCTTTGGTTCGAATGCGGTGAAAAATAGTTCTTGTTCATTGACCAAATTTGCCATATGGCTCTCCAGATATAGATTGGTACTTTAAATAAATAGTGGTTATTAAAAAAACTGATTAGATGGTATCGAAGGTTGCACCAGTTGGGAGAATATTGAAATCCAACTTGATGAATTCTGCGGTACGGGTTGGTTGGAGATAGATTGCACCAACCAAAATGTTGCGGTCAATAATATCTGGTGTATTATTGGTTTCATCCATAACCACACGGAATGCGGTCAAACCAGAACGTTGTTGAATACCTGCGAGATATGGATTGACAATGTTCAAGAAACGTGTACGTGTTGCTTCGGTGTTTTGTTCGAAGACCAAGTAACGTGCTGAACTTGCGATGTACTTCTTAACAGTGATAAGAAGACGACGAACGTTTACGCGGTCAAGTGCTGATGCTCTACGTTGTAATGTCTTTTGTCCCCAAACACAGATGCCTTGTCCTGGGAATTGTGCGATTGGATTGACCTTTGATTCGTACAATTCGTCACGTTGTGCTTGAGTTAGACGAGTCTTAACACCGACTGCGCCTGGAATACCACCACGGTTCAATCCTGCTGGTGCGAACCATTCTGCTCCAACGTTATCACTGTATGCGTATACTTCTGGAAGAACTACTGATGGTGGTGCCCAGAGAAACTTACCAGTAATATCGTCAAGAACACGAACCCAAGGATAGTAACCAGCTGCGTAGTTAGTATCAAGAAGTTCTGCGTATGATGTTACTGAATCAATTGTTGCGTCAAGAACGTCAAGGTCTGCGATATAGAAGCAGTCACCACGTTGTTCACAGATGTCAATTGCTGATTGTGCAATATAACTGTGTTGTGAGTAGATAACACCAGGTACGACTAAGAGATTGAAATCTACTGCATCTGCATTACTTAATTGATTCAATGCTCTCTTATATTCTACTGAACCAGATGCTGCTGCACCGTTAAGATTGAATCCTTGGGTGTTTGTTGCGGTGATTGCGCCACCAAGTGCGATTTGACGGTTTGGCTTGAATCCATCGAATCCACTTTGGAATGGAACTGAAAAACGACGATATGTTACGTGGTCGCGGTTGGTAAGAGAAATTGCACTTCCATTTACTTCTGTTGCTGGAAGGTTTTCAATATTGAATTCTCCACCAACAGTGTTTGAACCTACTGTTGGTCCAAGATATGATTCTGCGGTAAAGACACTACCAGATACGTATGTACCATCAAAGTTGAATCCGTAGTAGTTAGTGTTTGGACCAGTTGCATCTGCATTGTATCCAGCAACACTTGCACTTACCCAACGACTGTTCACATATGCTGTGAATGGAACTTCACCAGAAGTTGAAGAGAATACTGAGTTCAATGCTGCGAATCCATATGGAACTGCATTTTGTGGAATGACATCTTCACTTATTTCAATACGAATATACTTTGAAAGGTTTGGATAATCACCTTCGTAAGTAGTTAATCCAGTACTTGAGTTATATGTTGGAACACTGTTACCAATTACTCTTGCGATATAATTTGGACTAGTTGGGTCAAAGTTTAAGTTGTTGAATTGTTCAACTACAACTGGTGATGTATCAGTGTCGGTAAATTCACGAACATTAAGTGTGAATGAGCCGTATTGACTGTCTGGATTGGTACTTGGTGAAATACCAGTGATAGAAATCTTAATTTGCTTGTTTGCACCAGTACCGTCACTTAATGTATGTACCTTGAACAAATTACGCTTACTACCACCGATGGTTTGTGAACGAATCCAAGGAGTGGTTGCATTATCGTATTGAGTTGCTAAGTTTAATGTGTTGATACTTGAGGAGAAGTGGATTAATTCTCCAGCAAATGAACCAACTTGATTGAGTGCATCTGGGAACACTGCATAAACATATGCAGGAATAGTTGAACTCTTACCTTGTGCGTCAGTACCAAATACTTCATTGATGAATGAAGAATTAGTTTCTGTTGGACTTACAACACTTGCTGAATAGTGAATGTTAGCGGAACTACTGACCACTACACTGAAACTTGATGTAGTACCACCTACCACTACACTACTAAGTGAACTTCCCGATACAGTTGGATGAAGAACTGCGAATACCTTATTTCCAGTTGAACCAGAAGCGAAGATAGTTGCGACACTTGTTGTGTATCCAGCTAAACCAAGAACACGAACAATCGTTGCACTACCAGCTTCTTGAAGGTAGTTCTTAACGGTGTATCCCATATAAGAAGTACCATCTGGTTCACCAAATGAGGTGACGAATCCATCTAGTCCTTGAACTGGGGTAGCTACGAATGCTGGTCCTTTAGTAGTTGGACCAACAAACGCCGCGCCTATTTCAGCAACGCCTTGAGCGAGGAATGTTTGGTCGCGTTCTTGTGTAAAGACACCAGGCGACACGATTCTTTCTGCCATACGGTATTCTCCAAACTAAATTTTGTTATTTCTCTGGTGTAAATTCGCCGGTTTCAAAGTTGATTTGACCAGCGCCATACTTTTCAGATAACCCTTTGATTAATACTTGTTCTTCTTCTAACAGCCCCTTGAACAACTTAGTCTGTTCACCAAGTTTATTATTCAGTTCTACAATATCTGCTTGGAGTAATTGAATTTGTAATGTCAATTGTCCAGAATCAGAGACTACCGTTGCGAGCTTATTTCGCAAAACACTAATTTGTTCTAACTCTTCTTTTGCAATTTCTGCCATAATAACCTCTTTTTGTGTATAATACAACTCGTATAATAAATATCTGTTTTTTTACCTAAACATCAATTATTCACTTTCTATTTCGGTAAAAATCACTGTTTTTTTAACAGAAAATCTTCTTTGTGTAGTCGTGGTTCTATTATTCTGTTTATCCAGTGCTGTCTCTGGTAAGAGATATGCATACACCGTCATATCAAATTGAGTGCGTACCACACGGTCCTCTGTAATCGGTAATTCTGTCATAGGTTCAAATGACTTTACAGAAGTACGGAATTTATAGTTGTTTTGATCACCCCAATATTGGTCAGTTTCGAATGAAATGTTTTCTACTACAGCATTCATTTGTTCCATATATTCTGTCCAAATCATACAGCGGTATGTGATTTCGTAATAATCTGGAAGCGTAGTGGTGAGATATTCACGACTTGGGGTAATACCATTTTTGACAGCAAATTGGTCATACGGAGTTCGTCTGTTCCATCCCGTTTCAAAGGTCCGTTCAAGGTATTTGTTAACAGGTGAATTGATAATAGACTTCTTCATTCCAGTACGACGAATCATCACCATTGGAAGTTGAATCTTTCCAATAGAATCACGCATGACACCATCTCGTTGTGCTGACTTCCAACGTTCTGGATTACCATAAATAACTGGTACCTTTACTGCTACGTTGTTTTGTGTTACCACAGGCTTAATACGAGTGTTCATATATTGAAGAATCGCATTATCAATAGTAAATAATGTTACTGCAATTGGCGGTGTACCATTTGACGGAATATCACTAGACCGCAGTTGTACTGGTTTTTCTTGTTGTAAATCCAATCGCTTTATAGGTGTATCACTCATATTTGTGCTCCCTCAATATCAATACTGGTACGACGAGTCAAATGAGCCATACAAATAATTGCGGTATTAAATCCTGGCTTACCTGCAATAAGTTGTGTTTCTGTGATATTATGGATTTCATAAAAATGATTATTATATCCGATGATATCACCAATTTCTGGATAGGTCTTTACATCTTGTAACATACGACGAGCAAATCTAAATTCAGTTTGTTGGTCTTGATTAACACCAAACCCTTCTTCTCTTACTGGTCTATTTTTATCATATTTTACAATCGCATTCACTTTCACCGGAGTGTACCGTGGTTTTACTGTACTTTCTCCATATATGTTTACTTTAGCGGATTCTACAATAATTTTATAGAGAACTACCGCCACATCCATCGTTTCGTCAATCAGTTCCCGAGTGATGTGTTGGATAAATTCAAAATCACGTTGTGTGACGAAGCGTGCCATGTATTAACCTATGTAAATGAGAGTAGGAACATTCTTGAACATCTTCTGCATATTTTCTGAATTTTCCATTTGCTTCTTCATTTGTGCTTGCATCCCAGTTTCTTCAAGAGTTTCTCGAAGTTCTTTGATTAATCCTTCTTTTTCTGCGATTGCTTCACGACGAAGAATTTCACCATCCAAACGAATTTGTCCGTCTGGGTATGGGATATTTTCGAACTTTGAACGAACAATACCAAGAAGTTCTTTTGCTAATGCAAGCGTGTATCGGAATATCCATAGTCTTGACATATCATTAGTGTTTGTATAATTGATATTGGTATATGGGACATTAGATAAATCACTTGCGATGTTTGACCCAGATTGAAATGTATTTGCTTGCTTATCATCTACTATCATATAGTCAAACCATATAGTTTTTGATTCTTTAAATACTGGTGAGAATCTAATAATATTGTTTGATACTTCGAATCCATATTGACTCTTACGAATCATATCATTGATTTCAATCGCTTGAATACGAAGAAGGTCTTCGTATGCCGGCATCATCACGAAGGTGACTGGTGGCGAGTATCCATCGAATCCAAATTCTGCCATCAAGTTAGTCAACCCAAGACCGGTTGTTGCGAATGGGTCATAGTAACGAGCAACTGCAGGTGGCATATAATGGTAGATACGACGAATTTCTAACTTCTTACCACTTTCACTAACATCTGCCCACAACGTTTTAATATCATAAGATTGAGTAAATGCAGATGCAGAAATATATCCTTGTTTCACGGTGACATCACCGCCCGATTGTGCTTCTACTCCATAGTCCGTTGCTAACTTTACAACTTGTGGAATAACTGAACCTACAATATTACGTTGTGTTGCAGAAGTAGCCGTTGACAATCCTTGTAAGGTCATCATATGTTCACGGGCATTAAATTGATTGACTTGATTACCATAGGTGGTAATAGCTTCTTCAAAACATGCATAAATCTGCTTATCAATTAATTCCACTTCTACAACAGGCCATCCTAGCTTTCTTGCAACAAATTCAGCTGCTCTTGGAGCATCAGCTTGGAATTCAGAATCGCTATCATAAAATCCAAATGGAGTTATTCCAAATGGATTTGAAGGACTGCCATCATAGAAAATTGGTTCTTGTGTTTCCATAATAATCTCTAATTAGGGACTTACAATAAATAGTTTTATTAAATCATTAACTCTTATTTTAAGGCAAATAAAAAGGGTGACCTTTCGGCCACCCCATTTATTCCCACCGTTACTACGAGGATTAGATTAAGTTTAATCCGTCGATGTACACCTTTCCGAAGAATTCTGGGCGTACAACCTTCTTTGCGTAACGGGTCATCACACCACGGCGTGGGGTGAAGTTGTTTGGGTCATACACGAGCGGAGTCATGATGAGTGGGATATATGGTGCGTAGACTGCACCAGTTTCGAGGAAGTTACTTCCACGGAAGCCCATCAACAATGTGTTTTCCTTCATGTATGGGTTCTTGTAAATGGTGTAACGGTTTTGGAATGAACCAACCTTGGTTACGCCACCTGCAAATTCCATCTTGTCACCATCTGTGTTTGCCATGAAGCCTGGGATGGTTTCAAGGATTGTTGCGACGGTTGGTGAACATACTGCGAAGTTTGCACCACCACGCATGGTGAGTTGGTGAATCTTGTTACTGACCTTTTGCATCTTTTGGCCAAGTGTTTGGAACCAGGTCATATTGGTCCATGCAGTTCCGGTGTATGATGATGCTGCGAATGCGCCGGTTACTGGATTATATACGGTTCCAATTTGTGCTGACCAGTATTCAGTGGTTTGTGATGGTACAGCTGCGATTAACATATCAAGGATTTCGAGGTCGATTTCGGTTGAGATGTAATCACTTAACATTGCTGTTAATTCAGCTTCTGCATCAACACTGTGGTAAGCGTTCAAGTCTTGAGCAAGTTCTGGTGACCATACTGCCTTCAACTTACGGGTCTTAGCAACGATGGTTTCTGAACGGAGTTCAAGGTCGATTTGTGGAATGTTCAAGTCAGTATCACTGGTTGCTTCGAAATCACCACGGGTTGAATCGGTTGGTTGCTTACTGTATGCAACTGAGTTGATTTGCTTGCCAGCTGCTACTGCGGTGTTAACGATGAATACTACGTTTGCACCATCAATCTTGGTGAATTCTGGAAGAACAAGTGCTGCGAAGTCAACTGCTGAACCACTTGGTACGAATGAGCGGACTGCGAGCTTGTCAAGATTGGTGAATGAACTTGTTGCAACGGTGTACTTTGAAAGACTGCCGGTTGCTACATAGTCTGCGTTGAAGTTTACGTCTGCAAATGATGCAGATCCTGGTGCTGCGGTTAACCCGGTTAAGGTTGCATCGTTTACTGAGTAAGCGAATTGACCTGCGCCGTATAAACCACCTTGGTCACTGTTACCAAAGCCACCGAATGGTGTGGTTAATGCGTTACCATAAAGTGAGGTTCCTGAGGTCTTGCCATTTACGGTTGTGCCGTACTTGAAGTCCATATAGAACACAAGGCCTGAAGGAAGGTTCATTGGTTGTACTGATACGAAGTTCTTAGCTGCGATTGAGCCGAAGACCTTACGTACTAATGGAAGTGCTACACCTGCCCATTGTTCACCTGCGGTGCCTGCGAGGTTGGTGTATGAGTTTTCTTGGAGAAGTTGTGAAGCTTGGTTTTCAAGCATTACTGCCATACCTTGCTTTTCTGCTCCCTTCATGCCTTCAAGAAGGCCTGACTTTTCCCACTTTCCTGCCAATTGGCGGGATTGTTCAACGATAACCTTGTGTGCTGAGCCGGCTTCGTTGATTAATGAATTTACGTCTGACATGCTTAATCTCCTATGAGGTTAGATAATTCCTGCGAGTTGTTGTAAACGCTTAGCAACAGAGTTTTCTGCGATAACTGCTGGTGCTTCAGTCTTTGGAGCGGTACTTGGGGTTGCCTTACTTGCGAACCCTTCTGCTACCACCTTACTTGGTGCCTTTGTTGCCTTTACTACCTTTGCTGCGGAAGTTAATGTTTCTACCAAAACTGTGTATACCATCTTGATTTCACGAACAGTGGTTGCACGATCGAAGTTTTCTACGACCATTACCTTTTGTTCAGTAGTCAAACCTTCCTTACGGAAAATCTTATTGGTGTACAAGAGCTTTGCATTGAGAAGATTGACTTCGTGTAGCTTGCCTCGTAGGAGCTTTACAGCCTGACGATATTCTGCAAGTTCTTTCTCTAGGGATGCCATTTTTTCAGATGATGCCTTATGTTTTTCATCTTCGGCTTCCAATTCTGCGAGAATTGCTTCTAAATCAAGTTCTTCTTCGCCTTCTTCTTCGTGACCCTTTTCCATTTCTTCACCTTCCATCTTGTTTACATCTGATGGCTCGGTTACGAAAGTATTTACGTCAGCTGCGGTGTGTGCAGCTTCTGTTCCGATATCTGAAGACTTAGCTGGGATTTCTGGCTTTGCAACACCAGCTTCTGGATCTTCTGCTGGATATGCTTCATCTGCCATTTCTTCTTCCTTCTCGTCTTCCTTTTCTTCTTCGTGTTCTTCACCTTCTACTTCTTCCTTCATTTCTTCCTTTTCTTCTTCGTCATGTGAGACTTCCTTGAGGTCTGCTTCAAGTTCCTTGATTACTTCATCAAGGTCAAAGTCTGCATCTGACCAATCGTCATACCAATCGGTATCACTTTCGCCTGCATCTTCACCACTCATGTCGTCATCTGCTGAATCGAATGATGCATCGGATGGTTCCTTATTGTCACCTGCACCGATGTCTGATGAGTCTGCTGGCATTTCTGATGAACCTTCTGGTTCGCCATCTTGGAATGGAGTTTCAGTTGCAGCTTCGGTTTCTACCTTCTTTTCTGCAGCTGGAGCTTCATGCTTTTCAGCTTCTGGTGCTTCCTTCTTTTCCATTTCCTTTTCTTCTTCGTCGTGTTCCATGCCTTCTGCTTCTGCACGAAGACGGCGGGATAACATTGACTTAATTTGGGGTGTGAACGTTTCTTCTAATGAAAGCTTTGCGTTTTCAATAGCAGTTTGACGAACTGCTTCTGCGTCTGCAATTGCTTCCTTTAAAAGCTTGTTCGTAAATTCGAACTCTGCCATAAAGTTTCTCTCCTATGAGAATTAAAATGACTATTATGAGTCATTAACAGATTATATACAACAAAATCACACCCCAAATGAGG